ATCTTGGTTTTTTCAAACCTCTGCATCCAATGAAAGCCTTTTTCGTTTATGATATAACTTTTACCTGCGTAGTCTGGATCACCACTATGCCAAATGTACTCATTTTTTAGGTTCATCTAACAACTGACTCCTTGCATTCCCTCCTAAGAGCTTGGTTAAGTCGGCGTTTGTTCCTACAAACAAATTATTAGTTACTTTATCTGGTCCAGCTTTTTTAGGATCTGATAGTATATCTTTAGCTTTAGCTTGTATGTCTACAATTTTTTCATTTGTATCTGTAAGTGTTTTTATTAATTGACCTACAACTTCATATGCTCTAGGATGTTGAGATTGATTGGCAAGATCAAGTATTCCATCTAATGCATCTCTGCCTCTTTCAGCTAGATGATATAAATTTTCTCTAGCATACTCTACATCTTTTTCCGTTGCTTCTGTTCCTGTGGCCGGTACATTGGCGGGTACATCTTCTGATGAGTGTAATGACAAAGGGGCAGTGTTAGGACTGATGTCCAAAGCATTAGCAATAGGATCAGCATGAGCATTGAAAGGTCTATCCTGTTCCATCACCATCGAAGAACTCCTCAAAGTTGTAAATATAATCATAATCATCAGTTGATTTTATAGATGATGCGGCTACTGTTAATGATGCATTTGTAGTTGGTGAACCATTAGCCAGCAAGCCTGGTGTGGTTGTTGTGCGAGAGTGAAGTGTAAATTGAGTACCATTTGAAAGGCCTGTTGCAATAGTCTTCACTGTTGTGTTAGATGGGTGTGCGTTAGCAAACTTAGTTGTTGTGTCAACATAAAACATTGTATTAGCTTTCTTGATAACACCAGTCTTACTAACAGGACCAAACAATTGTCCTTTGACTGTAAATGTAAGAGTGTGTATCAAAGCTCGTCTTTGTTGAAAGTCTGCCTCGTAGGTATCTGATATTGTTACAGCTTCTAGGACAACTGGAATATCAATCTTCCAATCCATCTCTGGAATCAACTCAGCTGTAACAGTAAACTCTGGTGTAAAGAATGGCATTATCTGTTCAAGTATCTTTGTTGAGTCTTCAGCATATCTACTGAATATATTCAACTCAATATTGATATCATATGGAACAGGATTATACATTGTTCTTAGATTGGCATTATTATTAACATCATGTATTGCAACATTTCTGCGTACAGTATTTAACTTACGCTCTGTAGCATATGACATTCCAATCATTTCAAATGACATGCGAGGAAGAACTATTGCTGCTTCTCTATCTAAGTCAGGATCTTGTTCTAGTCTTGCAATTGTTTTATCACGAGGACCATATGCTAATGGAACTTTGATATCTTGAACACGATTGCCATTGTTATCTGTTCTTGTTATTACTATCTCATTGAATAGAGTACCAAAAATGATAATGTATTTACGCAGTGTACCGTGATAAAAAGTATGTCCAAACATTAAAACCTACCACCCTCACTGAATGGATCAGCGTCACTAAAGTCTATTATACTATCAGCTTCTGACTCCAAGAATACATTCTCTGCATCTGTGATTGTATCATAATCTCTATCAGCATCTGCACTAGCATCTTCTGCAGACTCTTCTTCTGATAGAAGTCTGAAACCATCTTCAGTGAATAATGCTTCTCCATCCTCTGCTAACATCTGAACTTCTTCATAGATGTCAAGAGAGAACTTAGTTTCTAATTCATCTATCTCTGGTATGCCTGTGTTCATTCTTTCATTAGAATATTCAAACAATTCAACTCTACAATCATAGAATTGTAAAGCACCCATTTGATAGAATACTGGTTCGTGTTCAACAAACTTGATTTCATATAATTTTTGGTTCAATGGGAAGAATATCAAGTCACCTTCTCTTGGTCTTGATATGTTTTGTGTAGCTTCTACTTCACTTTCAAATGATCTTCTGGCAACAGATAATGTCATTGAGTCTCTTATCTCTAAACCAAACTTAGATAAGAAGTCACCTTCTCCTTCAAAGCCATCAACATTTCTAACATACATTGCAACATCTGTTACATTATCAAATACAGCCAAGTCTTCTTCTGTGTATAGTTGATCGTATCCTTCTGACGTAAACTTCTTACATAGGTATCCAACATCGATTCCATATATTGCAATGGATTCAATAACCAGATCAGCTATTAAGTTTTGTTCACCAAAGTGTTCAAACTTATTGAAATAAAGGCTTGTTGTACCTACCATCTTAACCTGTCATATCGTGTACTGGTAAGGAGTATGAGGAAATCATCTCCTGCTCTAATTTATCTTTTTCAATTTGTGCTTGTGAAAGAATATCTGCACCATTGAATTGTACACCTCCAGGAAGTTGCATACCTGTGAACTTAGATAGGTTTGAACCCCATTGATATTTGATTAAGCATGTTGTGTATTCTGCTAACCATCTATCACCCCATAGGTCAGTGTATGTATCACCATCAACCTTATTGTATACATGAGCTACAATGAAGTCACCTACATTTAACTTTTCCCAATCCATATCAATGTGGAGTTTGTTTACATGTCTGTTATATCTTATTGGTTGTTTACCAACTAATATCTCTTCTATCATTCTAATGTTCATAAAGTTCATGTAAAAAGGAACAAGATCATATCTTGATAGATCATACAAGTCATTCAATGCAATTTGATATCTGATATTGAATAAGTTGTTTGTACTAGTTGCATCACCAATGTCAAATATATTAATGACTCCAATAGTAGATTGGGGTATGTCAATATATTGATTGTCAATGTCTGTCTGTGTGACAACATGTTTTAAAAATGTCTTTTCAACACCATCAAAATGATAGTCTTGATAATATGCTAGTGCTTGATCAATACGATCTTCTACTTGATCGTCATCAACATTAATCTCAATGACTGGTTTACCCAATCGTCTGAGACACAGTTCTTTGAATGCACTTCTACTACTTGGTACGGCCATTTGTTACCCCCAGGCTGCGTCGCCATTGGCGTATAAAATTTGTAATCTATTGCCACTACCATCTTTCAATGCTGTTGTGACTTGTAAGTTTGCTCCAACTAAGAAGTCTGAAGATGCATTAACACAATTGAATGTTACCACTGTATCATTTGCTGTTGCAGTAACACCTCCAGCTGTTGTTACATTTCTAACATGAGTTGTGTTAGAAGCCATCATAAAATCACTTTGAGCTCTATCTGTTATGGTGACATCTGTCAATCCATTGAGTTGTGTTGATCCTCCTGTGACAGCATTCTCATCAACATAATTTTTTAGAGCTTGAGATGTAGCAATGGTTGTTGTATTAGCTACTTCAACATTGGCAACAATACCTACAACCTTTGTATTGGATGTACCTGATGTTGTAAGAGTTAGTCCACCAACTTTTATCTCATCAAGAAAACTATTTGCATCAACTACCATTGCTTGGTTAGCTGTCAATGTTCCTGGTGTTCGTACACCAGCTACTGCAACTACTGCAGATCCATTACCAATAAATATTTGCTGACTATTAGTTGACCATGCTAACTCACCAATTTCCAAACTAGTTGGTGTTGCTGTATTAGCACTTCTTTTTATTTGTATGGCCACTAGAAACTACCTCCGTCTACATCGTTTCTATCTGTTGTAATGAATGTATCATTAGCAGATATGTATCTTAGTACTTGTCCATTACTCACACTACTACTATTTACATCAGCAAAATCTTCTACTCTTCTTACAATAGAAGTTGGCATTGTTAACTTTATTGTTCCTGTTGTATTAGCTAAATGAATAGTACCAGATGCCACATTTGCTAAAGCTGTACCATTAGCATGTAGTGGTGTTGGTTTGGTATTACCAGGTAGCTGAATGCTGAGTCCCACTAGAACTCACCACCATCGTTTGAATCTTCTTGGAGTATATACTTCTTGTCATTAGAACTGTATACAAGTATAGCTCCATTGGCTAATGTTTGTTCTGAAACATCTTCACAAGCAGATAGCTTGTTGGCAGTTCCTACTATTGGATTGCCATAGATTGTTAATGTATCTAAATCATTTCTTAGCATCTTTACCATTATGCTGTTACCTTTGGCGTGACTGTTACAATTCCTTCTACAGCTCTCAACTTTGTGTTAGCAGATGTGTTGTGTAATGATAGATCATAAACATATCTTCCTTCTGTTATGTTTGCTGTTACTGCATGAGTAAGTGCCATAGTAACTGTACCGTTTGTACCACCAGTAGTACAAGTAAAAGTAGCAGTTGCATTTGTTGAAGAAAAGTGTTTACGTAGCTGAGAGTTTGCTGTATAATTAGATAAGTCTACTCGGGCGCCAGCTGCGTCTGTAATATCAATATCTGTGGAGAATGATGCCCCTTGATCTATTACAATGTTTGCCTTTGTCGCCATTATGTGCTCCTATTAACTTAGCTAAATATATTTATAATAACAATGATGTGGTCATATTATGAGTAAAATTGACGAATTACGACTTCATGGTCGTAACCGAAAGCTGCCTCCAGCTATCAAGTTGGGGCAACTTACCCCAGAAATTACTGTACACAATTTATTTATATACCATTCTTTAGCGGACAATCCAGAGAATTTGACAGGAGAACAGACTGCACAGCATAGACATGAGCATGCTGTAGCAGGAGTTAGTACTGGTGAACGCGTTTATGAATTAGGTGATTTCTATAATCAAATCCATACAGATGAGATTACTTTGCATTGTCCTTTTGATGTTACTAATAAAAGATATGCTATGTTAGATCCAGATAATCATTTAGACTATCATATGGATCCACCCAACACATTTAACATTATTTGTCCTCTATCAGATCCAATTACAATAAAAGCATTGGTTGGACCAAAGAAAGAAGATGAGTATACTATAGATATAGGAGAGGTTTGGTTTATCAATCCAAGCTATGCGCATGCATCGTTTCATGAATCAAAAGACGTTAGGGTTGCTGTCTTAGCAAACTTTGAGTACACAGAGGAAGTATATGACCACCTTACAAGGCTACTATGAACTAGAGCCAGAGGAGAATCACTTTACAGATGTCACTGCAGATGTAACTCACCAATGTAACATGACATGTCAAAATTGTTACATACCAAATAGAGATATTCCTGACATGGACATTGATCGTCTTATAAATACGATCAGTAGATTCCCAAAAAGAACTATGATCAGAATCATGGGTGCTGAGCCAACCATGAGGAATGATCTAACTGATATTATAGTCAGGATCAGAAAGGCAGGGCATAGATGTACCCTGTTGACTAATGGACTGAAATTGGCTAGTATTAGGTATACTCGTAGTCTGCGACAGTCAAAGCTATCGCATGTCTACTTGTCATTGAACGGTGTTGATAATGATGATTGGTATGAAGCAATTGATGAACTTAGATGTGCTAAGCAAAAGATTATGGCTCTTGAGAATATCAAGGCTTGTAACTTTATTGTTGACACCGGCACTATATTATGTAAAGGAATAAATGATGATGCCCCAAGTAGACTTCGTCATTTGTTTAAACAAAAGAATATCGACCACGCAATGATACGCTTCAAAAACGTTGGCCAGCATGGTAGGTATTTATTAGAGAGTGTAGACAACTGGAGCATGGATGACATGATTCAGATGTGTGCAGATCATTATGGTCTAACTGTAGACTATATCAACTCATGGAAGGAGAAACCAATCTATGGCCAACATATTGAACCGGACACGTTTATGTTCCCCCTTAACCCGGATTCAATTGGAAGAGCGTTACATCGAAGCGGTATATGGATTAAAATTGCGGATTGGGACAGTCATATGGATACTAGGCTTTACCCATTCATGGACCAGACTCGCAGAGGAAGAATTACGGAGGACTTTAGAGTGGCGCCTCTTCCCGCGCATATCGTTGCTAACGAAGGAGGCTATTAATGAAGAAGACATTAGTACCAGCGTTCTTCGAGAAACCAAAAGGTGATGAGCTCAACCCTATAAGATTATTATATAATAATAAGAAGTATAAGTATTATTATGTTGCAACTTATAAAGACATATACCAGGCGTACTTAGACCCTCAACAGTTTCATGCGTCTGGTAGACTACCATTTGAATTTGATAAGACTCTAAGAGCATTTACAATAGAGAAATGTTTCAGAGAGTTAAAGAATCATGGTGTCGGTACATGGTTGACTTGGTCAACTATAAGTGACCATCATACAATACATGATTGGATAGCATGTAAGGATTGGTTACCTCTAGCACTTATCAATAGAGATAATAAAGAGAGAGTAACGCAAGTGGATGAATTCTTGAGTATTACAAGAAGGTGGATAGATGACACGCATTAATATTTACTGTATCAAAACAGTACACACTGAGACTCCATATCAAATGGAGTTTGATCCCAGTGAGTACTATACAGATGAACACGTATATCAATTGAAGGCTCAGATAGATGCAAACTTTAGTGAGCCATATAATTTCAACTTACTAACAAATCAAACAACTATAGCAGTCCCTGGCGTTAATATCATAGATGTTAATGAATACAACCTATGGGGTTGGTGGAACAAGATGATGCTGTTTGATGAATCTATATCTGGTGATGGACTCAACATATACTTTGATCTTGATACAGTCATACAAAGAGACTTTGATCAAATGTGTGACTTTGCTGTTAAAGATAAACTTACTATGTTGTATTGTTATTGGAAACCTATTGATTGGGAATCACAAGCATTCAAACAATCAGGGTTTGATCCAGACTTTGAGTTTGCTGCATTAGTTAATTCTTCTATCATGATGTGGCATGGTCACTCAATGAACTTTATTACAAAAGAGTTCATGCATGATCCAGAAACATATGCATTCAGATTCAGAGGTAATGATGAATACATAAACCATTACCACAGAGATATAATCAACACACTACCAAGAGGTTGGGCATACTCATACTTCTTTGGAGCTGAACAAGGATCAGAGTTCTTTGCAAAAGATAAACAACCATTCCATCGTAGAGAAGCATATGTGTTTAGATTGCTCAATGGTATGGGTAAGAAGTATGTTGATCTCAATGCAGAAGATCATAAAGATAATCCATCAATGCATCTTGTACGTCAGCAAAAAGAACACATTATTAAGACTGAACGTCAACATGTGATAAGGAGTATTGAATATTATTAACTTGATGACTATGAAGTGGGGTGATAAGTTTGGTCCTGAGTATCCAAACTTAATCCACAGAATGGCCAAGAAGCATTTCAATCAAGAGTTCAAATCCTATTGTATGACAGATGATCCAAAAGGATTAGACGAAGACATCAAAGCAGTTGAATGCACAGAACAATGGCTATGGAGTGATATAGTAAGCAACGAACAATGGTACTTCTGGGATGGTATCAAGATGTCATTGTTTGCTCCTAAGTTATGTGGCATAGAAGGTAAGATACTATTCACTGATCTTGATAATTTATTTCTTGGTCCAATGGATAGAATACTTGAAACACCAACACCAGCAATGATTGCATGTGACTGGATGCCGCCTTGGCATGTTGGTATGCATGGTGGTAATTATTTTCTAACAATGCTGTTCAATGCCAGTTTGATATACGTAGACAATACTGATCCAGTTACAAATGAGATATGGACACACTTTAGTAAGAACTATAAGATGATAAAGCAATCGTTGTATAGTGCTGATGCTTACTTGTGGCGTAAGTGGAGACATAAGATAAACACTTATCCAAAAGGATCTGTATACTCATTCAATAGAGGTGCTGCATATCCAGACAACTATACTGTGAAAGGTAGCGAGGCTAAATATAAGTATAGACCAGATCATGCTGTCTGTGTCTTTATGGAAGATCATGAGCCAGACCCATTAGATATAAAAACTGGATGGGTTGCTAAAGAGTGGAAGCAATACCTATGAAGTTAGATGTTGTATGTATGAAGGTTGGCACAGGCTACAAACATGAGTTTGTTAACCAATTGTTTCACCAAGTCAAACATCAAGTCAATACCTTTACATGCTGGACTGATAATCCTAGAGGATTTGATCAGAACATACAAGTCTATGAATACAAATCATTTTGTCTTGATAGATTATGGTGGAATAAAGTAAACTTATTTGAACCTGGATTGTTTACTAACGATACAATATATCTTGATTTAGATTGTTATGTTCATGGTCAACTAAAAGAGTTTGTTGACAATGGTCAGATACTAAAGACAACATGGTTCAGTAATGACATAAACAAATATATCTTTAACTGTGATGTTAACTCATCAATACTATATCTTAAAGATAACAATTTTGAAGAACAATACAAAGACTTTCAAGACAACAAAGAGAAGGTATACAAGTCATTCTATGGATTGGATGGCTGGATGTATAGAAGACATAGAGATAAGCTAAAGTTTTTTCCAAGTAAACTTGCATACTCATATAAGTATGGTTCATCGTTTCCAGATGATCTTGATGAGTATAAGAAGAGAGACAATCATGTTGTTGCATGTTTTGATAATGTAGAAGATAAGGAAGAAACGTTGAAACAATTTTGGGGTGATTGATGCAACATTATTCATTAGATAGAACATACCAGCTGTTCCATAAAGGGATGGGATATATAGCTGATAAGCATATATACAAGTTCAAAGATTATAGTGAATGTATATTTGAAACACAAATACAAAGTAAGTGGTGGTTAGTTGAGACACTAGTAGATGAGAGGTTTCGTGATAGACGAATTAAAGGTATTGATATCTTGGCTAGCTGGTATGGTATTGTCGTTATTCCTATGCTTGTTAATCGTCTTGGTTATGATGTTCCTATTAATCTATATGACATTGATGAGTATACTTGCGATATTGCACAGCACATTTACAAAGATGAGTTTCCACAAGTAACAGTTAATCATAAAGATGTTGTGTTTGATAACTTAGATCTCAAAGGTAATGTTGTTATCAATTGTTCTTGTGAACATATGATGGATATGAAACATATTACAAACCAGCATCCAGATAAGTTATATGTATTACAAAGTAACAACAACAAGAATGTAAAATGGCTACACATCAATTGTGCTGAAGGTGCAGGAGAGTTAGCTACACAAGGACATCTTAGAAAGGTATTCTATGGAGAGTCCAGAGAGTTCTTAGGTGCTAAACGTATAATGGTTATTGGAAAAGTCAACAAAGATGAGTAAGAAACTTATAAAGAAAGTGACAAAAATGGACTTAGGTAACCCAGTGATTACAGCTCTTGTTGGACTTGTAGTCTTCTATATTGGATTGAAGATGTTTTCTGGTGGGATGAAATCAATGGGCAACCTTGATCATCTGAGTTTCTTTATCCACAATCCATATTATATGTTTGTTGGTGGTATAGTAATGACACTATTGTGGCAGTCATCATCGCTATCAACAACAGCTATTATTGCATTAGTAGCATCAGGAGCAGTGCCACTACCAGCTGCAGTTGCAGCTGTACTAGGAGCTAACATTGGTACGACAGGTACTATATGGTTAGCTGGAGTGCTTGTATCAGATGGAATGCCTAAAGGTGATACATTACGTATAGCTATGGCACATACGGGAATGAATTTGCTTATGGCAATATCATTACTACCATTTGTACACCACATTGCAAGATTCTTAACAAGGTTTACATAAAATGAAAATGATGATTGATAGCCAGATATATGGCTTTGTTATGTTACTATACAGTCAGCAATTGTTCAATCAAATGTTTGTTGCTGAGCAAGATGCAGAATGGAAAAAGATCCAGCCTATTGTAAAAGAGCTTCATGAGTCTATGACTCCAGAGCATCAATGGCAAGGTTATGTAAAAGCTATAGCATACAATGGATTGGACAATATAACTTTCACAGGTCCTAAAGACCTGTGGTTTATAATGTATGCTATGTGTAACTATAGAGTACCAGGTATAGATTTAGCTGAGTCAGTAACAGCCAAGCACGAGAAGATATTATACTACGTGCTTGTGAACGTATGCAAAAAGTCTC